ATTTCAATACACGCACAAAGCACAGAGTCACCCGCGCTGCATTGCAACGCTGCCGAGCCTATCACACAAAACCAACTGTGGCAAATATGTCACACACTGTTGCACAAATGTCACACTGCATTGCCTGCGCTGCGCAAGGCATAGGGGGGCTGTTTTGGCACCCACCACCCCCGACAGCGCGAGGCCGGCTTTATATATGTTAAATACTACTATTCAACACACAGCCTAAGAGGAACCCATGACAAAGCTAACAAGGCAGAGAACCGACATCATCTTATCAAGCATTGCAGACGGGCATAGCATTGTGGACGTATGCGAGGCCACTGGTGTATCCAGGACTGCGTTCTACCAGCGTTGCAAGCGCGATGAGGAGTTTGCGGCGGCTGTTAAGGAGGCGCAGCAGTACAGTGCTGAGAAGGCGCTAGAGGAGTTAGACACATTGTATGGTGACGCTTTGCATGGAAGGAAGGATTACAATCCTAATGTGTTACGGGACTATGCGCATCATGTACGGTGGAAGGTGGGCAAGGTATTGCCTGAGAAGTTTGGCGAGGCCAAGAACCGTGCTGGTGTAGAGGTTAGTGACGGTACTGTGCGGATATTGTGGGAGAGTGACAGTGGCACAACCAGTTAAGATACCGTACAAGCCGAGGGGTTTGCAGGCAGAGATGCACAATAACCTGAAGCGTTGGAATGTGTTGGTGATGCACAGGCGCTTTGGAAAGACTGTGTGGGCTGTTAATGAACTTATCAAGAAGGCGTTGACCTGTGAGTTGCCGAGGCCAAGGGTTGCGTTTGTGGCACCTACTTTTACGCAGGCCAAGAGGATTGCTTGGGATTATGTGAAGTATTATGCAGGCGTCATACCAGGTGTTAGGTTTAATGAGACTGAACTACGGGTAGACTTTCCTAATGGTGGTAGGTTGATGCTGTTGTCTGCGGAAAATCCTGATTCCCTTCGTGGCATTTATTTAGATATGTGTGCGTTTGATGAGTTTGGGATGCAGAATCCGAGGGTATGGGGGGAGGTTGTTAGGCCGGCACTATCTGACAGAGAGGGGGCGGCTGTATTTTTAGGCACCCCAGCGGGACATAATCATTTTTTTGATTTGCTAGAAACAGCTAGGAAACAACAGGAGGAGGGTTCCGACCAGTGGTATCATAAGATAGTCAAGGCTAGTGAGAGTGGGTTGGTAAAGCCTGACGAGTTGAAGGCCGCTAAATCGCAGATGACGCCGGAACAGTATGAACAGGAGTATGAGTGTTCGTTTACTGCTGCCATTATTGGCGCTTATTACGGCAAGTTATTGGCAGATGCAGAGGATGATGGTAGGATAACAAGGGTGCCTTATGACCCTGCTTATCCTGTGCATACTGCTTGGGACTTGGGCATTAATGACAGTACAGCCATTTGGTTTGCTCAGATTTTTCGTGGCGGGGCTGTTAATATAATTGATTACTATGAGAACAGTGGTGTTGGTTTAGACCATTACGCAGATGTTCTTAATAGGAAGGACTACAATTACGGCGACCATTTAGCGCCGCATGACATTGAGGTGAGGGAGTTGGGGTCAGGCAAGTCCAGGTTAGAAACGGCGTATACTCTGGGCATTAAGTTTCGCGTCATTCCTAAGATGAAAGTTGCTGATGGCATAAATGCTGCGCGTATGCTATTACCTAAGTGCCACTTTGATAGGGATAAGTGTACTGAAGGCTTGGAAATGTTAAGGCAATACAGGCAAGAGTATGATGAACGTAAGAAAACTTTTCGTGACCAGCCGCGACATGATTTTACATCACATTCAGCCGATGCGTTTAGGTATCTTGCTATTGGCATTGAAAATAGGTCTAACTACACAAAACCGCCGCAACAGGTAACTATGAACGAATACAATCCATTTGCATTATAAGGAGACAATTATGGGTTTTTTACGCGCCAAATCAACACCACCGCCACCACCACCGCCATTGCCACCAGTTGTAGATGAGGCAAAGGCTGCGACTTTAGCGGAAGAAGAAGTGCAGACACAGCGCCGCAGGCGTAAGGGTAGAGGCTCTACCATTGTTGCTGGTGCTTTAGGTGATTCAGCCGCACCTGGACAACCGCCCACTTTAATGGGGTAAAACATGCAAGATTACGTTAAAGGACTTGTTAAGCGTTTTGATTACATCAAGGCGCGGCGAGATAACTGGGATACGCATTACCAAGAGTTAGGCGATTACATGCTGCCAAGAAAGGCAGATATTGTAAAGAAGCGTTCTCGCGGCGAGAAGCGTATGGAACAAATCTTTGATGGAACTGCTTTGCAAGCTGTGGACCTTTTGTCTGCATCTTTGCATGGTATGCTGACAAGTGGGGCTTCTCCCTGGTTCCACTTAGACGTCAAAGATACAGAGTTAAACCGCGATGATGAGGTGCGCGAGTGGTTGCAAGACACTAGCGCCCGCATGATGAGGGCCTTTAACCAGTCTAACTTTGAAACAGAAGTGCATGAAATGTACGTTGACCTGGTTGTGTTTGGCACAGGCTGTATGTTTGTCGAGATGGACAAGGGTCATTTGCGGTGTAGCACAAGGCACATATCAGAGTTCTATGTCCAAGAAGACCAATATGGAATAGTTGATACGGTATTTAGGAAATATTCTATTAGCGCTGTAGCTGCTGTTCAACGATTTGGTATTGATTCTGTTGGCGAACACATCAAACGTGTTTATGAAAAAACTCCAGATGAAACTGTTGATATTCTGCATTGCGTTACGCCAAGGGTGGATAGAGACCCTAGCAAAGCAGACAACAAGAACATGCCGTTTATGTCTGTGTATATTTGCATGAAGACTAAAATGGCTATTTCAGAAGGTGGGTTTGAAGAACTGCCTTATGTTGTACCTCGGTTCTTGAAAGCTACTGGCGAGGTTATGGGTAGAAGCCCTGCAATGGTTGCGCTGCCAGACGTTAAGATGTTGAATTTAATGTCTAAAACCATTATTCAAGCTTCTCAGAAAATGATAGACCCGCCTTTGTTGGTTCCTGATGACGGCTTTTTATTGCCTATTAGAACGCAACCTGGTGGCCTAAACTTCTATCGCGCTGGTTCTAGGGACACAATTACGCCATTAAATACGGGTGCTAACATTCCTATTGGGCTGTCTATGGAGGACCAGCGAAGGCAAGCTATTCGTTCTGCTTTCTTTGTTGACCAATTACTTGTTGGTGGCTCACCTAATATGACAGCAACAGAGGTCATCCAACGCCAAGAAGAACGCATGAGGGTAATAGGCCCTGTGCTAGGCAGATTGATGAACGAGATGTTGCGGCCACTAATAGACAGGGTGTTTGCTTTAATGGTTAGAGAAAACTTATTAATGCCAGCGCCTGAGATATTGCAAGGGCGGGATGTAGATATAGAGTATGTGTCGCCTCTAGCTAGAGCCCAGAAATCTAGTAGTCTTAACAACACCTTAAAGGCTTTAGAAGTGCTGATGCCGTTAGCGCAGTCTCTACCTGTTGGCGACCACATTGACCCTGACGGGTTGGTTCGCCATATCACTGAGGCACTTGGAGTTCCAAAGACCACACTTAAAACTCAACGTGAAGTGAACCAGGTGCGACAAGACCGTGCAGAGCAACAACAAGCAATGATGGAACGCGAAGAATTATCACGCGATGTTGCGGACGGCGCACAAGCAGCGCAGGCAGTCAGGATGGTTTCTAAGTGAACAAAGAAATAGAAAAGCTAAAGTTTATGTATAAAGAAGCCTTTGAAGACGAAGGCGGCAAAAAAGTCCTGTCGGACTTAGAGGCGCGGTGTAATTACCGTGCTTCCAGCTATGTGCCTGGCGATGCCAATGCCACAGCTTTTGAAGAAGGAAAACGTGCTGTTATCCTTCATATCCACAATATGATGAAAGAGGAGTAATTATGTCACTAGAGAACACCGAACAGGTAGCCCAGCCAGAGATGGAGACCCCTGCGGAGGTTGCATCAGGCGGGTCTGGTAACGAGTTTCTAAACATGATACCAGAAGAACTACGGGACCATCCTAGCATTTCGCCTATAAAAGATGTTGAGAACCTAGCCCGTTCCTATGTAAACGCGCAAAGATTGATTGGAACCGATAAGATTCCAATGCCCAGCAACCCTACAGAGGAAGATTTAGACAGAATTTATGACCGCCTTGGCCGCCCAGAGACACCACAAGACTATGGGATAGCCGCTGACGGTTCTATAGTTACGGAAGAAGTAGCTAAAGAATACTCGGATATTGCGCACAAACTGCGCCTTACACCCGACCAAGCGCAGGGTGTTCTTGAATATTACCGTAGTACAGTGGAAAAGACCGGAGCTGCAACAGTTGAGATGGCTGAAGCTGCTAGAGAAGCAACGGTTTCTTCTTTAAAGCAAGAGTGGGGCCGCGCTTTTGACCAGAAAGTTGAAGCCGCCGCCAAGGTTGCACAGGAATTTGGCAACCCAGAGATGTTTGATATCACTTTGCAAGATGGTTCTAAACTAGGGGATAACCCTGAGTTTATTAAAGCATTTGCAAAAATCGCTGATTTCAGGCAATCTGTGACCAGTGAAGACACTGTTGCAGAAATGTCACAGTCAAATGTAATGACGCCAGCGGATGCAAAAGCTGAGATTGACGCCATTATGAATGACAGAAATGGACCATACTGGGACAGAAAGAATTTAGTAGGCCGTCAACAGGCGGTTGCAAGAGTACAAGAATTGTGGGGCATGGTGCATGGATGAGTTGGATAGACTCAATGTACGCCTCGATTGTTTACGGATTGCTGTAGAGTTTGGCTCTCAGCGAGATGTAATGAATCCTAACGCACTCGCAGAAAATTATTATGAGTGGGTTATGCAGGGTAGCGAGGCAACTCGTCCTGGCGACAATCGGAAAGACGATGGCCCTAAGTCGGCCAAAAAGACCAGGAGTGTCCGAGATACGGGTAGCACACCGCAAAGTTCAAATGTAAATGTGTAACTAAAAGGAGGACAGTATGTCCACACAAGTAACCACAGCATTTGTACAACAGTATTCTGCAAACGTGCAGATGCTATCACAGCAGATGGGTTCTCGTCTGCGTGATGCGGTTCGCGTAGAAACTGTTGTCGGAAAAGATGCTTTCATCGACCAAGTTGGCGTTGCTACAGCCCAGCTTCGGACAACCCGTCACCAAGACACACCACAGATTGACACCCCACACTCACGGCGTCGTCTAACCTTGGCTGACTACGAATATGCAGACCTAATTGACGACCAAGATAAGGTTCGCATGTTGATTGACCCAACATCAGCTTATGCAATGGCATCTGCTGCTGCTATGGGCCGTGCAATGGATGATGTTATCATTACTGCTGCACTTGGTACTGCCGCAACAGGTGTTGCTGGTGCCGGTTCTGCTACCATTACCAACACAATTGCACAAGGTAATACAAACCTGACACTTGCAAAGCTTCGTGAAGCCAAGCAGTTGTTGGATGCTGGTGATGTTGACCCATCAATCCAGCGTTACCTAGCTTGTGGCCCAAGCCAAATCCAGTCTTTGTTGGCTGATACGACTGTTACGTCATCAGACTTCAATACTGTTAAGGCGTTGGTGCAGGGTGACTTGGATACCTTTATGGGCTTCAAGTTTATCATGACTAACCGTCTAGCAACCTCTGATGGTTCAGAGACAGACGATGTTCGTGATTGTTTTGCATGGGCAGAAGACGGTATCACTCTGGGTATTGGTAAAGACATCTCTGCCCGTATTGACGAACGTGCTGACAAGGGTTACGCGACCCAGGTCTACTACTGCATGTCAATCGGTGCGGTTCGGATGGAAGAAGCAAAGGTTGTTAAAATCCTTTGTGACGAATCTCCAGACTAAGACTAACGGGGTGGCACGGGTTTCTGTGCTGCCCCATTCACTGCCTAATTGGAGGGTAACATGATGAAACCGTGCGGAGACTTCCGCTGGGATTTAGAAGTAGGCCAAATAGCTGAGCAATGGCTTGGAGGCATATTAAGTGGAAACACTATAGAGGTGAAAAGAGATTTTGTAGCTTCACGAACTGGTAATGTGTTTGTGGAGTTTTTTTGTAGAAACAAGCCTAGCGGGTTGGCAACAACGCAAGCAACGCATTGGGCGTTTATACTTGATGACGAAACTGTGGTATTATTACCAACAGAAAAGTTGAAAACGATAGCAAGAGAAGCATACAGAAAACGCGGCCCTGTCATTGGCGGCGAGAAGAATTTAAGCAAGGGCGTACTGATTAGAGTTGAAAGGCTAGTGAACCATGCCATCAGTTGTTGATATTTGTAATGAAGCTATGGATTTGCTTGGCGCAGCAACTATCACGGCTCTGACAGAAAACTCAAAAGAAGCTAGGTTATGTAACCGTAGGTTTGAAACTGTGCGTGACCAAGTGCTAAGAGCGCACCCTTGGAACGCAGCCATCACTAGAAAAGCTTTGGCGCGTGATAGCGTGGCACCAGACTTTGGTTTTAAGTACCAGTACACATTACCGACTAATCCTTATTGTTTGAGGGTATTATCGTTCTGGAATACAAATGTAGACAACCACATTGCTGCATACGATTCCCAAAATATGTTCAAAGTAGAAGGCCGCAAGATACTAACGGACGAAGACGTTTGTAAGATTATTTATGTAAGCAGGCTAACTGACACTGAACAATACGACAGTTTGCTTTCTAGCACAGTTGCACACAAGCTGGCATCAGAAGTAGCGTATGCCATCACTGGCAGTAATTCTGTTGCGCAACAAATGTTTCAGTTATATCAAGCAAGGTTAGCAGAGGCCAGGTCTATGGACGCTGCCGAAGGTGTGCCTGACAAAATCATTGCAGACTCATTTATAAATTCAAGGTTCTAAGATGGCTAGAGTTTCATCAATTGTAACTAGCTTTCAAGCCGGTGAACTATCGCCTCGTCTTGAGGGGAGAATAGACCTACAGAAATACAGTGCTGGCGCACAAACTTTGCAGAACATGGTGGTGTTTCCACAAGGCGGGGTTACTAGACGGCCTGGCACTTACTATGCGGGTTCATCTAAAAGTGGTGGCAAAGTACGTCTAATACCCTTTGAGTTTAGTGATGAGCAGGCATATGTGCTTGAGTTCGGTGCTAACTATATCAGGTTTTTCCAAGATGGTGCGCCGTTGGAAAGTGGTGGCAGCCCTGTAGAAGTTGCCACGACATATAGTGTTACGGATATATTTGAAATCAATTTTGTTCAATCTGCTGACGTAGTTTTTCTTGCGCATAAAGACCATAAACCCGCAAAGCTAACGCGAACGACTGCTACTAGCTTCACGCTGACGGACATGGATTTTGTTGATGGCCCCTACCTTGATGAAAACATCACAAGCACAACTCTTTACGCATCTTCTGACACAGGCAATAACGTAACAATAACAGCATCCGCAGCCTTGTTTACCAGCGCTGACGTTGGACGTTTATTGCGATTCCGCGAGGTGCTTGAGGTAACATATGATGAGTGGGCTGCGGCTACAAGTTATAACGCCGATGAATTTGTCCGTTATAACGGGCATGTCTATAAGCAAGTAACTGGTTCAAGCCAAACATCAGGTAATACGCCTCCTGTGCATACGTCAGGGACCGAAACCTATGGTAATGTTGACTGGGAGTATAGGCACGATGATACTGGCCATGTAGAAATAACATCGTTTAATTCCGCGACAGTGGTAACAGCCAAGGTAAAAGAAGATGATGGTGGTGTATCTGTATTGCCTCACAATATTGTTGGTGCTGCTAATGCAACAACAAAATGGTCTTTGGGGGCTTTCGGAGGCGACCAGGGCCAGCCACGGGCTGTAGCCTTTTATGAGGAAAGGCTTTACTTTGCTGGAACAATAGGCAAGCCCCAATCAATATTTGGTTCTGTCACGGCAGATTTTGAAAACCATACGCCTGGCACAGAAGACGATGATGCTGTAAATGTCACAATCTCCTCTGACCAAGTTAATATTATCAAACACATGATTCCTGGGCGTTTCTTGCAAATTATGACTAGCAGCGCAGAGTTTACCTTGTCAGGCGGCACTGGCACAACGGCCGTTACGCCCACTAACTTAAATGTACTTAGAGAGACTACCTTTGGTTCTGGTGATGTCAGGCCATTACGGGCTGGCGCAAGTACAATTATGATTCAAAAGGGCGGGGAAAAAGTAAAGGAAGTTACCTTTAGCTTAGATACGGATGGCCTAGTAGGCAGGGATTTAACCGTGTTAGGGGAACATCTTGCAAGAGGTGGGGTAACTGATATGGTTTGGCAGCAAGAGCCGGAACTTATCTTATGGTTTGTCAGAGGTGACGGCACGCTAATTGGGCTGAGTTACGACCCTGCAAACAATACTATAGGGTGGCACCAACACCCATTAGGCGGCAGTGGTGTTGTCGAAAGCATAACAGCCATTCCAAGCGGCACTGAAGACCAGGTTTACCTGTCTGTTAAGAGAACAATAGATGGTTCAACCGTGCGCCATATTGTGTATATGAAGTCTATATATTTCAACCAGGATGTAGGCGATGCTTTTTATGTAGACAGCGGTATCACATATGATGGCGCAGCTACCACAACAATAACTGGGCTTGACCACCTTGAAGGTGAATCGGTGCAGATACTGGCAGACGGTTCCACACACCCAGATAAAACTGTTTCAAGCGGGAGTATTACGTTAGACCGCCAAGCAAGCAAGGTGCATGTCGGGCTGTCTTACAACTCTCTTGTGGAAACATTAAGGTTAGAGGCTGGCGCAAATGACGGAATTGCACAGGGCAAGATTAAGCGTATACACGGTATCACTGCCAGGTTCTTGGACACTGTGGGGGCAGAACTCGGGCCAGATGTGAATAACTTAGACAGACTGCCCTTCAGAGATAGCAGTATGTCTATGGATACAGCGGTTCCATTGTTTAATGGAGACAAGGAGATATTTTTCCCATCTGGATATGAGAACGATGCGCAAGTTGTTATTAGGCAAAGCCAGCCATTGCCTATGACAATCGTTGCTATAATGAGAAGGTCAAACACGTTCGATGCTTAGAATAGTTCCATTTGATTCAAGTTTTGTTAATAGCATTGAGACTGACTTTGAGTTTCCAGAAAGCATGCGGGCTGCGTTCAATAACAGCAACCAAGTCGTAGGCTATGCGATTATGGGCAACAAGGAAGTTATAGCTGTTGGCGGAATACACGAAATGTGGGATGGCGTTGGCGAAGGCTGGGTTGTTCTGTCTAAACATGCGCCGAGTTGGAGGCTGTCATTAGCTAGGTATGCTAGGACGCTATTTAATAGTATACTGGAAACAACAGATTTGCACCGTGTACAGGCAAGTATTCATGTAGGGAATCCAGGCGCTGTCAAGTTTGCTGAGTGGATGGGATTTGAGAATGAAGGAATTATGCTTAAATTTGGGCCAGACGGTAGTGATTACTATCGCATGGCAAGGGTGATGTAATGCCGTTTACAATGATTTCAGCCGGAGCCTCTGCGCTTGGTGGGATTATGGGTTTCAAAGGAAACCAAGCTGCCGCCCAAGCTGCCCAGCAAACGGCAGAGTACAATGCCAAGGTTGCGGAAAATGAAGCTGTCCTTTTGCGCCGCGCAAAGGTCGATGAAGAAGCCAGTTTCAGGCAACAGTCTGACCGCCTTATAGCAACCCAACGTGTTGCCACTGCAAAGGCCGGTGTGCAGATGTCAGGCAGCCCGTTACAAGCACTGTTTGACTCGTATTATAATGCCAACATGGACGTTGTAAAAATACAATACGCTGGCGATGTGGAAGAAGCTGGTAAAGTAGCGGAGGCTGCGCTTTCCCGTGCTTCAGGCCGAGCCCGTGCTACAGCACTGAAGACGCAAGCATATCAATCATTATTATCGGGCGTTGGCAAGGCGGCCGGAACTTTAATGGCGTGAGGTACTAATGCCTAAGATTCCAGTATACGAACAACAGGTAAGATTAGCTACTGGTTCACTAGGGCCACGGGCAAGCAGCGCTGACTTTGAAGCACCAGGCAGGGCTATGGCTGCGCTTGGCGAACAAATTGGTGATACGGTTTCAAAACTAGCAGAACAAGAACGTGGTCGAGAAGACAGAAGAATACTGCAAGAGGAGGCAGAGCTTGCAAAAGAGTTTGCTTTGCAGAAAAGCATGGAAGACCAAAGCACAACCTTTGGTGACGCCAAGGTTAATATGGATTTACACAAAGCTGACTATTTAGGAAGGTTGGAAAACAAAGGTTTAAGCAAACGTAGGTTAGGTTTAGTAAGGTCTCAAATAAATTCCGAGTTTTCTATAGCTTCTCTCAATGCACAAAAAAACGCTTTTAACAGAGGAACACAGTTAAGCACTGAAACTGACAATGCTTCTTTAGACAGCTATAGGCAAACTATGCGTACTGCCGCGCCTGGTTCTGCCCCATACATGCTTGCAGAAGCAAACGCTATAAAGGTGTTTGATGCTGCAACCGTTGAAAACAGAAAGCTAAAGTATACTCCACAGTCCTTCACACAAAATGTAAAGGTAGACACATTCAATCTTAGGATGGAGTCTGCGCAAACCATTGATGAACTAAACGCCGCTTATGAAGAACTGAAAAAAGACGAAAGCCTTAACCCTTCTGTGTTAACAAAAGCAAAAAGCAGCATAGCAACAGCAAAATCAAACTTGGGTACAAAGCTGTATGAAGAAACGGCAGAAGTTTTGTTAGAGGCTGACCTGTCCTCAGCCGAGGCGCAGCAAGTAATAGAAGGGTACACTGCGGGCGAGAACTTTACCATCACACGCCGAAACGGAGACACACTTTCTTTTAACGCGGAAGATATGCCTATTGGCAAGAGAACAAAGCTAATTACTGAGGTTACTAAAATACAGAAAGGTTATCAGGACGAGGTTCGGGCAGCAAACACCGCATCTATTTTTGATGGCTTTGAGTCTGAGGGTGCAGATGGCGCGTTGGCTATGGCGCAAGATGTGTATAGCACCAGTGAAAATGTTGAAGACGCAAACGAGTCTGTGCTTGCTACTGCAAGGAGTATGGACGCGCAAGCTAAGGTTGCCTTGTCTGAGGGCAATTATCAGCAAGCGCAGCTTCTATCGGACACGGCGCGGTCACTTATCACTGAATCATTTGGCGGCAACCCGTCTTTAATTGAAAACGCTGGTTCAACTGGCAGGTCTGCGAATACTGTATTGAAGTCTGCCGCAGTCACAGGCGCGGATATTGTAACAGCACAGCAAAAACAAGTACGACATGATGCTGGCGTTAAGGCTTTTCTTGGAGGCACATTGGATAACTACAATGGCATTTATAGCGCCGACGAAGAAGAAAAGATAATGAATGAGGCTTTAACTGGCTTAGATTTACCTATGCAGCTTGACCTCCTTGCCCGTAACAACATGACCTCTCCGACTATCAAAGGGATTATTGATGGCGCAGCAAATGAAGCGTTATACGACCCAAGCCCAGATACAGCTTCTGTTTTACAAGGCTTAGAAGCCTATCGTCAGGTTAAAGCTAGAGGTGAGGGGGTTCTTACTGACCACACGACAGACCAGAACCGTGCTTATTTCGACTCTGTGTTATCACTGGAAGCTATAGGCGTGGACACTGGAGATGCCATAAATAGAGTTACACGTTCATTTAATAGTGGCGTTAATATTGAACCTAGATACGCATCAGTCAAGAAAGAAGTGGACGCTATACAAGATGCAGCGGTTACAACAATATTTGGAATCCAAATATCTGGAGAAAAAATAGATAACCGCGCATTAATCAGACAACGGATTGAAGACGTAAGTAAAATTTATATCAGCATGGGTACAATGAGTCCTGAAGACGCTGTAAAGGCCGCTGCTAAAAGTATTGCTGATACACATATAAACTTGCGTGGGCAACTTATACCTCGCCGCAAAAGTTACCCTAAAAATATTAGCCGAATGGTAGATTTAGCAGCGCAAGATTTTTTTGGTAAAAACCAGGCCTTGCCAGCCGGAGATTTGGGTAAAATAACAGACCTGAATTTGGACAACATTGCGTTGATACCAACAACAGGAAGGTCTGATGAGTGGATTATTGTTGAGAACGGGGTTTTTGCCACTAAATATGCTGAACCTCTTTACACAATAGAAGACCTGGAAGGATTGCTGGCGGGTGACGCTGGAACTAAGAATGAAAAAATAATCCAAGAGAACCTAGAAAAACGAGGTTTGACAGATGCTGCCCTACGCACAAAAGAAATACAAAGATTGCGCAGGGAAGCAAACAAATTTACTGGGATGAACCTGTCTAAAATTAGGAAAGAACAAGGTGACTTTGCGGCAGAGGCTGCTATTGCCAAGCGAAAGTCTTTGCTTGATGAAGCTGCGGAACTGCAAAAACTATCTGTAGAGTTTGAGAGGACGCAGAGTGGCACTTGACCCAAGGCAAATACAAGTAGACCGCCCTATCAGCATTTTAGAGGAACAGGCGGCTGAACGTCTATACGAAGAAGAACGTGAGAAGGTAACTTTCGGTCAAGCTGTTGATGCAGCGTTTGCTGAAGAAAACACTATGTCTTGGATATTTAATGGCCTTGAGTCTCACGAACCAGATGAGGGCTTTAGGCTTACCCCAGAACTAATTGAACAGTACACAGACGGCATACCAGAGGACAGACGTGATTATGTAGCTGATGCGGTTAGCTTACCTCATTTGCAGAAGATGCACGACCGTGCAAAAGAGTCTATTAAGAACCAAGAGACCATAGCCAAATACGGATGGGGTGGTGTTGCGTTGCAAGTTGCTGCGGCAACGGCAGACGTGCCTGCTATTGCAGCTACTATTGCGACTGAGGGAATAGCGGCCCCAATGATTTGGGGTGGCAAGGCAACGAGACTAGGCAGAGTATTTAGAAACGCGACTGCTAGTTCAGTATCGGCAGCGGCTATCGAGTCTTATCTTGTGTCTCAGAATAACATGAAAGACCCGTATGATATTTTGTATGCGGCTGGCGGTGGTTTTCTGCTAGGCGGTGCAGTTAGTGCTGGAGTTGGTGTCTTCGGCAAGGTCTCGTCTGACCGATATAAAAAAGCTGCAATAAACACTATGAGATATGCCGAGGAGAGTCAGGCGGCTGATGTAAATCAGGCTATGATTGACCGTGGCATTGACACTGGTGTTGGCGCAGCAGAAAACCCAGCCTCACGTTCGGTTCAAGAAATGGATATACGCAGAGGCATACAGGAACGCATAGATGACGCAGATGCAGAACCATTTGCAGCATTTGGCAAACTGCGATTTGATATGGTTGGTCAACTTAAAAGCAGCACCCTTGGTATTAGCCGTAGAATTGCAGGGATATTAGGCGAGGACGCTGTTGAACCTGGCGAGATAACGGCAGACCTAATCAAAACGGTAGGCACTAAGGTAACGTCAAATAAATTTTATGTTAAGTATGATGATGCTTACGATGGCTGGGCAACAGCTAACGGCGTGAGTTATGGTGCAAGAAAGTTAGAGTCACGGCGCGGAGAGTTTGGCAAGCTAGTGGCTGACGAGATTGAATCACCTGGCACATCAACTGATGCAAACGTGATTGCCGCCGCGCGCAACACAAGCCTGTTATTTAAGGACATGCTGCAAGAAGCTAAGAGGGCTAACGTCAAAGGCTTTGATGACATTCCAGAAGATTTAACCTATTTTACTCACCTGTGGGATGGGCATAGATTTCTTAAAGCAGAAGAAGATTTTGGCACTCAGAGAGTTCAACAGCTTTTGAAGAATAGCTTGCTTTCGGCTAATCGGGGCATGGATGATGACATTGCTGAAGCAATAGCCAAGGGCATGTATGGCAAAATTGTCAAAAACGAAATCGGAATGGATGCTGGATTAGCTAGAATTTTTAGCACATCAAACAAAGAAGCGTTGCGAGACATTTTGCTTGAAGAAGAACTGCTTGATGAGGCTAGAGTTGATAGGCTTTTAAGCCAGTTAGATATGGATAGAGAAGGTGTGCCAGCTAGGGCCAAGCGTAGGTTAAAGTTTGATATGAGTGCCAGCGACGAGTTTAATGGCAGAACACTCCACATTAAAGACCTTATGGAAAGGGACACTGAAGCCGTAGTAAACAGCTATATAAACTCAATGCAGGGTAAGGTTGCACTAGCTAAAAAGGGTATATTCTCTGATGGAGACTTTGAGGCAATTAAGAAAGACATCCTTGAGGAAGGCAAAAAACTAGGTGTTGCTGGAAGAAAGCAAGCTGACAAGGACATTGAGAAGCTAGATGTTTTGTATGCCTTAATATCAGGAAGAACATCACCCCTTATTGGCGACCCGTCAAGCACAGGCAACAAAGTTATTCGGTTGCTAATGGACTACAACTTTATTCGGGTTATGAACCAGGTGGGTTTTGCGCAGATATCAGAACTTGGAAACGCCGTGTCTATTGATGGTACAGCAGCACTTATGAGAGTTATGCCTGACTTTAGGGCGATGATACGTCGCACAGCCAGCGGAGAATTAGAAGACCCTGTGGCTAGAGATATTGAAGCATTTGTTGGTTCTGGGGTAGACCGCAAAATTCAACAGGCGATGAACAAATACAGCGTTGAAGATATGTATGGTCTTGGTAAGGGAGACTTTATAGACAAGGCTATTGGCGGGATGAATAAATTAAAACGCCTTACCGCAGACTTGTCTGGCCTTGCACCGATTACTGTAGCGTTAGAAAGGGCGGCGGCCAAAGTTGCTGTGCAATCTTTTGTAGACATTGCGTCAGGCATACCAAAGCGCAGAATGAAAAAGCTGGGTAACACGACACTTGAACAAGACGTTGCAGCCAGGTTGAAGTCATTTGGCCTAGACGAAGCGATGTGGCCTAGAGTTGTCCAACAAATTCAACAACATGCAGTTACAAACCCATCAATGTTTTTGCGCAGTCGCAAGGTACTGGCAATTAACATGACACAGTGGGACGATGTTGAGGCCAGAGATGCTTTTGCATATGCTGTTGCTAGATGGACAAGGCAAAGCATCCAGCAAAACGATGTGGGTAATTTGAACATCCACATGACCAGCACTATGGGTAAAATATTTACTCAGTTCCGTGCGTTTATGCTGGTATCACATTCCAAACAATTTCTACACAACATCAAAAGAAATGATTTTGCTGCGTACCAAGCAATGATGTGGTCAACATTCTATGGTGGCTTGGCATACACAGCGCAAATGCACGTCAATGCTTTGGGTCGTGAGGATAAAGCCGAGTTTCTAAAAGAAAGATTAAGCGTACAAAAAATAGGGGAGAACGCATTTGCCCGTAGTTCTTGGGCAGCTTTATTTCCATCGGCGGCTGACACCTTGGCCTGGGCAACTGGTTATGAACCAATCTTTTCTTACAAGAGAAGCACAGGTCTTGCCACAGGGTTTTTGTCCGGTGCGCCAATCATTAACCAATTAGACACTATGGGCAAAGTATTTCAAGGTGGTGGTCGCGCATTACTTAATCCAGACTACCAGTGGTCACGCGGTCAGCAACGCGCACTAAATTCTTTGTTACCGTTCCAAAACGCAATAGGTATCAAGAACATACTTAATCAAATGGTAGAAGGCTTACCAGAACAAGCTAAGATTGAGTAAACAGCCAGAATACTGTATATATAAGCCAGGAGTTTAGAATGACAGTTAGCAGTACAACAACAAAGGTTAGCTACAGCGGTGACGGAAGTAACGCTGTATTTGCTTACACCTTTAAGATATTTGATGCTGCCGAGCTAACAACAATTAGCCGTGTTGATGCAACAGGCGCGGAAACAGTAGAGGCCTTGAATACAGCCTATATTGTTGATGGCGTTGAAAACCCGAATGGTGGCAACGTCACGTTCAAATATAACACTGGCAACCCATCTGACCCTAACTACAGCGTGACAGATTACCGCCCGCAAACAGGCGAGACTGTGGTTATAAAGCGTATTGTGGGCCTAACCCAGCTTACAGACTACACACCTAACGACCCGTTCCCTGCTAATGACCACGAAGAAGCGCTAGATAAGCTAACTTTCATAGCGCAGCAACAGCAAGAACAGATAGACCGTGGCATCAAGTTTGATGAGACTGACACATTTTCTGGCGAGTTGCCTATTGCGTCACTAAGGGCGAACAAGTATCTGGCGTTTGGTGCTAACGGTGATATATCATTGGCATCTGGTACAACCAGCACTGTTGTAACAACACCATTCTCAGACACATTGCTTGATGATACTTCAGCTTCACAAGCCAGAACAACACTGGGCCTTGGCGCATTATCTACGCTAAACACAGTAGACACAGCGCAGATAGATGATGATGCTGTGACAACGGCAAAAATAGAAGACGGCGCAATAACAGAAGCAAAGTTAGGTTTTTCGCTTGCTTCACCTACGGTCGCTTACTTCCAGGGCGAAAATGGTGCCATTGGTGCGGTCGGCGGCAAGGGAGATATATTTAGAGTACACCAACAACAATTGGATACTGATGTTACGATTGCGGCGGGGGACAATGCTGGTTGTTTCTTTAGTTTAGTAATTGCAACTGGCGTTACACTAACTCTTAACGGTAACTTAACTATTGCTTAATTAGGATAACAGATGTCAGTAAGCACAACCACAACTACAAATAGTTACGATGGCGATGGAATCATCGTAGACTTTGATTACACGTTTGAGATTTTAGCAGACGCTGATATCAAAGTTATTGTTGTTAATAACACCACTGGTGTTGAAACAGTACAGACGCTGACAACTGATTACAGTGTGTCTGGCGCTGGCCTGACTTCTGGAGGCACAGTTACATTTGTGTCTGCGCCATCAAACACGGAAAAAGTGTTTTTAAAGCGCAATATGAGTATTACGCAGCCCACAGATTATACCGCTAACGACCCTTTTCCAGCCGAAACGCATGAAAACGCGCTAGACAGATTAACATTAGCTATGCAGCAAATTGATGAGAAAGTCGGCCGCGCATTAGTTAGAAAAGAAACAGACACTACCGCTATAGAACTTCCTTCTAACGCAGATTTAAAGGGTGGTATTTTAGGCTTTAACGAAACAACCGGCGCACCTGAAGCTGGTAGTTTGTCTGTCGGTTCTGTGTCAACGGCACCGGCTGGAGTGGATGCGTCAGTTACAAATTCCGGCACAGGTTCTATAGCAGTTTTTGACTTTGTTTTGCCGCGAGGAACAACCGGCGCTGCCGGTCCGATTGGCCCAACTGGGCCTACCGGCGCAATAGGCCCTACTGGCAATACAGGCCCGACTGGCCCAACTGGACCTACTGGCCCAACTGGGGCTGACTCGACTGTAGCAGGCCCGACTGGCCCGACTGGCCCAACTGGACCAACTGGACCTACAGGTGCGGACTCAACTGTGCCTGGCCCAACAGGCCCAACTGGACCAACTGGCCCACAAGGTAGTCAGGGAAATGTTGGCCCCACAGGCCCCACAGGGCCGACTGGACCGCAGGGAATCCAAGGAAACACGGGGTCTACAGGCCCGACAGGTTCTACTGGCCCTACAGGACCTGATGGCAACTTTGGCGGCGCTACATTTGATTACACATTTAGCACAACCACGACAGACTCTGACCCTGGCACCGGTAAAATTAGGTTTAACAATACAAATATTTCATCAGCGACACAAATGTACATTGATGATACGGACAATGATAGCACAGACATACAGTCATTTTTGCGAACTATTGATGACAGCACAAGCACAATCAAAGGTCACTTTAGAGTTTCTAACAGGCTAAACGCAGATGACTTTGCATTGCTTACAATTAGTAGCGTTTCGGAGGCCACAGGTTATTTTAAGGTTACTTGTTCTTATGTAAGCGGTTCGGCCACATCATTTTCAGCCAATGAAGATATTATAATCACATTTGCCAGAACTGGTGATAAGGGCGATACGGGCCCTACGGGTCCAACTGGCCCCATCGGACCTACCGGATTAACCGGCCCCACTGGCCCAACAGGCCCCACTGGGCCACAAGGAATACAAGGTGATACTGGCGACACAGGCCCAACTGGTCTAACAGGACCGATAGGTCTTACCGGACCAATTGGTCCCACAGGGCCGACTGGTGCAGACTCTACAGTAGCTGGGCCTCCTGGTCCAACCGGCCCGACTGGCCCAACTGGCGCTACAGGCCCGACTGGCGCAGATTCAACAGTAGCTGGGCCTCCAGGCCCTACAGGCCCAACAGGGCCAACTGGACCGACAGGCGCGGATAGCACGGTTGCAGGGCCTCCAGGCCCAACCGGTCTTACTGGCCCTACTGGGCCTACAGGCCCAACTGGTGCAGATAGCACAGTTGCAGGGCCGCCTGGGCCAACCGGTGCAACAGGCCCAACAGGGCCTACCGGCGCGACTGGTCCAGCCGGTGCGGATGGCGCAGACAGTACAGTGGCGGGACCACCAGGTCCAACCGGCCCCACTGGTCTAACAGGTCCGACAGGCCCGACTGGGCCTGCGGGCGCAACTGGGCCAACAGGAGACGGATTTACCGGTGGTTCATACAGTGCGCCAACTGGCGTTGTCACATTCACATCAAACGATGGATTGGGGTTTAGCACAGGTGATTTAAGAGGGGCAACAGGCCCAACTGGGCCTACAGGCCCAACAGGACCTAGTGGTGCTGATGGTGCTGCTGGCCCAACTGGGCCTACCGGCGCAACTGGGCCTGCGGGCGCAACTGGGCCTACTGGCCCAGCCGGTGCAGATGGTGACGGCTTTACTGGGGGTAGCTACTCTGCGCCTACTGGTGTAGTTACCTTCACCTCTGATGACGGCCTTGGCTTTAGCACTGGAGATTTACGCGGCGCAACTGGACCTACTGGCCCAACTGGCCCCACTGGCCCTGCGGGTGCAGACTCAACGGTTGCGGGTCCAACCGGCCCTACCGGCCCCACAGGTCCTACAGGGGCAGATGGCCCAACTGGGCCTACAGGCCCAACGGGGTTAACTGGACCTACAGGCCCAACAGGGCCCGATGGGGCAACTAATATTGTTGTTGACACCACTCCGCAGCTGGGCGGTGACTTGCAGTCCAACGGAAACGATATCGTCTTTGCTGACAATGACAAAGCAACTTTTGGCAGTGCAACAGGCGGCGATTTACAAATTTCCCACGATGGCACAAATTCCATAATTGAAGAAACTGGCACTGGTTCACTTTACATAAAGTCAAACGGTTCTGGCATTGAATTTCGTGCCGACAACAATGAAATGATGGGCAAGTTTGACAAGGACAGTGGTGCGAGGTTCTATTATAATAATAGCAGTAGAATGTACACGACAGCTACAGGCGTAACTGTCCAAGGCACACTAGCTGCAACGGCAGTAACTGGCGATGGCTCTGGATTAACCGGCATAGCGGCTGGTGCAACAGGCGGTGGTTCTGACCAAATCTTCTATGAAAATGGTCAAACAGTGACCACAAACTACACGGTTACAAATAACAAAAACGCAATGTCGGCTGGCCCAATCACAATCAATACTGGTGTAACTGTAACGGTTGGCACTGGAGAAACCTGGACGGTAGTATGAGGCAGAACTGGCAATTATGGAGTGGTGCTTTATCTGATAATCAGTTAGCGCTAATCAAAGAAAAGGCGGACGCACTGCCTGATATGAACGCGACTATATTTTCAGATAGTGAAGTTAATGAAGATGTGCGGCGTTCTAAAGTGAAGTGGCTGACGCACGACAATGAAGTTAAGAATTTGTTGTGGAGTTATGTCGAAGAAGCTAATCGAAACGCTTTCGGATTTGATGTAAAAAATGTTGGTGATGTGCAGTACACAGAGTACCACGCATCAGAGGCTGGTCATTATGATTGGCACCATGACATTCACTGGTCTGAAAACAAAGCATATGACAGAAAATTGTCTGTAACTGTACAGCTTAGTGGGCCCGAAGACTACACAGGCGGGATGTTTGAATTTGCAGAGACAGAAACCCCTGATTATGCTATATCTAATAAGCGAGGAACAGTTTTAGTTTTTCCTTCTTATCTGCAACACAGAGTTAAACCTGTTGAGAGTGGTACAAGAGTTAGTCTAGTAGCATGGTTTGAAGGACCGAGGTGGAAATGAGTACATTAAAAGCAGATACAATTGTAGCGAGCGATGGCAGCAGTCCAGTTACGCTGACTGGGCAGAGTGCGGCGAAAGGTTGGATGAAATATGACCAATATAATGACACTGTAGATGATAGCGTAAATGTTAGTACAGCTACAGATACTACCTTAGGAAAATTCAAGCAGAACCATACAAATAGTATGAGTAATGCAAACTATTCTACAAACTGTACGACAGGTACATTTAGAGTGTTTTGTACTAATGGTGAAAGCGACGCAGGTGCTAGTGATAATGATACTACCGCATTATGTTTCTTTGAAAGTGTCTATAACAGTAGTGGTTCTACCTACAGTTACATTGACATGGCTTCTAATTGTACGGTAATTCACGGAGACTTAGCATGAGTGAAATCTTAGTAGACAATCTCACAGGTAAGACCGCCGCTGGCAGCATAGTCGTGTATGGCGAGGGTGGCACGGCTACGACTAATCTTCAGCAAGGCTTAGCGAAAGCTTGGTGTCAGTTCGATGGAACAGTAGCCACAATAGCTTATGCCGACAGTTTTAATGGAAGTTCGCTATCAGATTTAGGTCCAGGTAGGTATCAAAACAACATTACAAGCGCAATGAACACAACAACATATTCTGTATTAGCAGAGGCGGGTAATGAACAGACAGATTACGCCGTACAATCAGACGCAAATGACCATAATTCGATGATTGGTTCACGCACAGCAACTGCACAGCGTCTTTTTAGTGTTGACCACGATGATGGCGTACAAGATGACTGTCAGAGCATGAACGCTGTTATTTTTGGAGATTTAGCATAATGGCTGGAACAATCGCAGCGGATACACTGACCCATTCAACCGCAGGGTCACTTACTACAGACTACGTTGTTAATGGTAGTGCGAAGGCTTGGGTACACTACAATCAAGACACTGACACAGCTAATACAAGTTTCAATGTAAGCACCGTCACAGATAATACTACAGGGGACAATCAATGTAATTATGTATCGTCTTTTGATGCGGCTAATTATTGTCTGCAAGTAAGCGGCAAAACTGATGATGATAATGCAAATACTCCCGGTAATAGACTTATAGTCTTGCCGTATGAAAGCACAGCAAGCAACGGTTCAGCTATATGTATAGACTCAGGCGGCACTACTCGTGACCCTAAAATCATGTGCTATACAACATTTGGAGACTTAGCATAATGCAGACACCTGAGTTTCAAGGCACTCGCCTGTTTGACCGCCTATGCTGGGCAAAGGAAAACCTAGAAGGTGTGCAGTCAGACTATCGGGTTGTCTATGAGGATAGCGTTGACGAGTGTGCAAAGATACTTGTACCTGACCCTAACTGGATGGCGTGTGCGCTACAGGGCGGTATCCTGCCACCTGTATGGGTCTACCACGAATTAGCAAAGGATGAGGCGCAGCCTGACTTCAAGAAGCATACAAGAGGTTACTTGCTGCATCAGACAGAGCCTGTTGAAGCAATGACTGAAGAAGAAGCAATTGAATATCTCATAATGAAAGACTGCCCACAGCATGTCTGGCAGAATTGGGATGAGGGCAATCGCCCGACTATGGTAATATGCCGCAAGGAACAGTTACCGCAGACTAGAGAATGGCGCAATTCTTGGCGCATATCTGATGAACTAAACTTAGCCGCATAGGAGAAACTAATGGCTGTAGCAACTTACATTGTAGATAAGGACGGTAATCAGATTGACGCTTCAACTGCTACCGTTCCAGCAAACCGTGATTTTCGTGGTGCTTGGTCACTATCAGGCACAGTAATTAGCGAAGACTTGGCAAAAGCAAAAGAGATTTTTGCTGACAAGGTTCGTGAGGCCCGCGCCCCATTGTTAGAGGCGTTGGACACAGACTTTATGAAAGCGCAAGAAACTAGCGCAGACACAACTGCAATTGTGGCATCAAAGCAAGCATTGCGTGACGCCCCGACTGCCGGTGACAGTGCAACCACTATTGCCGAACTAAAGGCAGCTTGGCCTTCATGCTGTGGTGACAGCCCTTACGCATAGGTGATTTATGAACGAAGAAAACAAGGTTATTGTTGACGTAATTGCAGGCACTGGGACTTTTGCCGCCTACATGGCAATGGTTCCTGATGTTGTAGCCTTGTTTACAGGCGTTTGGATTTGCATAAGAATTTACGAGACGGATACCATCAAAAAAATATTAAAGCGTATCCAGGGCGATGTTTAAAGCTATTGTATTAGCTTGTTCAATATTAGACCCAACGCAGTGCATTGAGTTTCACGACATGCGCGGCCCATACCCTGACACAAAGCAATGTGAACAGCGGGCAATGGTGATGAGCCGTGACATTGGTGAGATGGCGCACGGTTTGATGCCTATAAGTTGGAGGTGTAAGCCACTCAGGAAAGGTATGCTTTCTTAATGGAACCTATCACCACAGCTATAGCGGCCGTAACAGCCGCGTCAAATGCCATAGCCTTTATAAAGGCACGGGTGAATGATGTGCAGTCTGTGGCTGAACTGGGCGACCAGATAGGCACTTTGTTTTCAGCACAAAAGAAACTAAACGAGGAACGTAACAAGCAGGCGGGTGTTGGTGATGTTAGCTTCAAGGGTTCTATTGATGCTGTTCTTGAGGCAAAGCGGCTGAATGAGGAAATGCAGCAAATCGCCACCATGATAAACATGCGATGGCCCAAGGCGGCAGACCAACCTAGCACCTGGCAAGAAATTATAAACCATCACAATCAAGCTTTAAAAGAACAGAAGGAAGCAAGGGCCAGGGCGCGAAGAATGGAGATGGAAAGGCATGCGGAAATGATTGAAAACATGAAAGTCGGCGCGGCGATAATTGCGCTTGTTGTTGTGGTCCTCGGTTTGTTTATTGGTGTTATGATTTCAACGGCCTCGGCAATTGGCTTTGCATGAGTGAGACAACCACTGGCCTGATAGGGGAATACTATGCGGCCGGTGTTGTGTTATCATTAGGCTGGCGAGTATCCATGTGCCAACAAGATAGAGTTGACTTAATAGCGTGGAAGTCAGATGAATATATCAGGATACAAGTTAAGACTGCGAAGTTATCTGGCGAAAAAGATGCTAGGCTTCCGGTGTACCACTTTCAGTTTGGTCATGGACAAAAGAATAAAATTCTTGGGAGTGTGGCAGACTATGACATTTTATGCCTTATCGGTTATCAACACCGCAAAGCGTTGTTCATGCCCGTTCAACAGGTGCTACAAAAGTCTAAGCGCGTGTCGCCCAAGCTTTTTGATGAACCTAAAGCGGAACTTCATTCGTTTAATAAGGCGTTGGCGACAGTAAGAGGGCATAGAGATGGCTAAAGCACTTACAGAATATAAAATAATCCCGCGTTTGATGATGTTGGCGTTTACCCTTATGGCTTGGAACGTGTGCGATTGGTTCATGGGCCTTGGTACATCTGCGACTACCCAGCAAACAGCGTTTGTTAGCACAATTGTTGGCGCAGCAACAGGCGCTTTTGCAGTTTGGTGCGGGAGTGAATCAAAATGATACAGGCATTGATTGGCCCTATTGCTTCATTAGCTGGTTCTTGGATGGAATCCAAAGTCGAACAGACAAAGGCTAAAGGTGTTGTGGCTAAAGCAAAAGCCGAGGCAGAAGCGCAAGTGATGGTGACTGCTGCCACACATGAGGCTGGCTGGGAAAAGATTATGGCCCAAGCTAGTGACAATAGCTGGAAAGATGAGGCATGGACTATACTTTTTATAGTCATAATTGCTATGTGTTTTATACCGTTCACTCAGCCTTATGTTGAGCGTGGCTTTGATGCTTTGTCAAACACACCTAGTTGGTTTCAATACGCAGTTTATGCTAGTATAGCTGCATCATTTGGATTACGCGGATTGAAAGGGATGAAAAGATAATGCCAGGAAAGGGTTTATACGCAAATATTCATGCTAAAAAGAAACGCATTGCCGCTGGGTCAGGTGAAAAAATGCGCAAGCCTGGAAGCAAGGGTGCGCCAACAGCGAAAGCTTTTAAGCAATCGGCAAAGACAGCAAAGAAGAAAAAGAAATGATGCCTTATGTGCAGGCTTATCTGTCCAAAGGGAAAAAGAAGATGAAGCTAAAAGCATCACCAGTTAAAAAGAAGGTAGTCAAAAAAAAGGCTAAAAAATGACCTACCCCTTATCGCCAAACTTCAGCTTAGAGGAGATGGTTAAATCTCAAACCGCTGAACGCAAAGGCATACCGAACGTACCGGAAGTGCACCATATAGAGGCTATGGAACTTCTGTGCGATAAAATATTGCAGCCAATCCGAGATGAGTTTGGGCCATTCATGGTATCAAGTGGTTATCGCAGCCCAGAATTATGTATTGCTATCGGCAGTAGTTTAGATAGCCAGCATGCCAAGGGTGAGGCGGCAGACTTTGAGGTGCCAGGTATAGACAATTATACTTTAGCAAGGTGGATTGAGGACAACCTAGACTATGACCAGCTTATTCTTGAGTGCTACACTGGCGGTAATTCTGGCTGGATACATTGCAGCTACGTTGAGGGTGGTCGCAGCGAGTCGCTTACATACAACAAGAAAGACGGGTACACCCACGGGTTGAACAAAGATGGCTAAGTCACCAGCATGGCAGCGCAAAGCAGGAAAGAACCCAAAAGGCGGTTTGAACGCCAAAGGCCGTGCCTCTGCAAAGAAGCAGGGCATGAACCTGAAGGCACCAGTATCAAAAGCGCAGGCTAAGAAGTCACCAAAGGCCGCGGCAAGACGCAAAAGTTTTTGCGCAAGAATGACAGGGATGAAGAAGAAGCTGACCAGTAAGAAGACAGCGCGTGACCCGAACAGTCGTATCAACAAAGCCCTACGCAAATGGGATTGTTAAAGCAAGTATTTAATTATAACCCTTGATTCCTTCAGCATTGCCTTCAGTTGAGTCGATTTTTTACGTTTCTCTAGGTGCATAACGCTAGTGTGGTCACGGGCTAATATCTTTCCTATTGTTGGGTAGCTAAATGATGTGTGCCTGACACACAAGAGAACGAATAGCTGCCGTGCATCAACGTATTCAACTCTACGGTTATGCCTGCGTAACGATTGTAGTTTATAACCGCTGACGTAATGCACGATTTTTTCAATTTGTTTTACTTCCAGTTCGCAGCAATAAACATCCCAGTATTTACCGTTTGCCGGATTATATTTCGTTCCACATTTCGGAAATTGAATTACGCTTCCCATTTCTTTGACCCTCCTGTTTTAATTTAGTTACTAGGCAGCTTCTCTCTAATAAGTGGCAATAAATCCTTTTATCACCAGCGACAACCCACCCACCATCTTTGATGTAGTGTTCTTTGCCGCAGAAGCTGCATAGCATTTGTCGTGTATCAACCTTTCTTCTTGCCATTGTCTAGCAGTTCCAAGGCAATCGCACTGTAACCTATAATATCTATGAATGAGTCAACGTGATTACAGTTCAATCCGTTTTCGTCTGTTGCCGATAGCCTAGATAGTTTTAAGGCAACCATAAATGCACAGACCTGTGCTTCAGTCATCTTGTGGCCTGTAATCATAGACCCCATATTGCTGATTTGCTTGAAGTTGTCATCCACCGCCCCATACCTGGACCGTTCCAAGAGTACATCCTTGCAATGGTCTAAGGCATGGAAGGCAGTTTCCAAGTTAGAAAGGGACTTCATCATCAAGAACAATCTGCTGCTTTGGCGCGGCTGGTGCTTCCATTGATTCAGCAATCTTACGCATGCCGCCCTGTCTTACGTTTGCGGCAATGCTTTCGCCACTTGTGTAATCCTCTGCAATGCGTTCGCTAATGCTTACATCAATAGACCCATCGTCATTAGCAAAGACAGAGATTTGGTGGCGCGTATCCTTGCTTAGAACCACATCACCTGGTTCCTTGCCCACATAGGGCTTCCAGTTTGAGTTGCTATGCGTTGCTTTTTTATCTGGGTCATTCGCAAAGCAGCGAATAGTGGTGATTTTTCTCAAGGCCATTATGCTTCTCCTGTTGTTAATTTATCTTCTGCATCAAGAAACAGCTTAACGATGTGCTGCGCTGCCTCTGGATTACGTTGTTTAATTTCTTGTATCTTAGGCTTCATAGACTCAAAAAGAGTATGAACATTATTGACATGCTTCATTTGACGCAAGCGAGACTTCATGTCTTGCCAGACACCTTTGTCGTGCTTCTCATCAAGTTCTTCACGGGTCATTTCTTTGGGTGGCTCAGGCGGGGCCGGAGCCTTACTTGGAGGGTCTTGCTCGACAGCCACCGCCTGATTCTGTTTGATATTCTCTGCTTTGCGTGGCACTGCATCCATTTCATTAGCAGATGCGTACTCACCGCCTGACAAACCAAGGCTTGCCAAAGCCCTTCCTATAGCAGACGTTTCTGCATTTTCCAAGGCAGAAGTTGTATTGACATGGCCTTGCCCTCTTATTTCTTCGGCCATGCCAGAACCAACTGTGATGCCATCCTTGTTTGTGATTATAGCTTTGACCACTACACGATGCCCATCATCCACAATAATTTTAGTATCAACACCGTACTCAGCGCCAAGTACACGGCGAAACGCCTCGACACGATGCACTACTTGCAGATACATCTTGCCACCCTTTTGCTTGATGGCGTGGTCTTTGTAGTAATCAGCCACCACCGTCATAGCTTGTGTTAAATCACTCATCTTCATCTACCTCATCATTGTAATCGGTTATTGCTTTCATGAATGACGCAAGCATAGTCTTGAGTTCGTCTAACTCTTTTTGCATGTGTGCCATATCTCTCTCTATGCGCTTCAATCTCTCTTGTGTGAAGTCAATTGCTTGCGCATGTTCCTGTTCTACCTCAGTCATATTTACCCTTCCCTTTAGGTTTTCCAGCCATATCTTTTTTAAGTACGGCAGATTGTGAGTAGTTGTTTTTCCTTACAACCCTGCCCATCGAGTCAGTTTTATCGTTAATCTCCGGCACTTTAAGTGCGTCTATTATTTGCTGTTTAGTCGGTGTCCTCATTCAACCCTCCAAGTTTGTTTAGCAATCTCAAGTATCTCAGGCCCGTGACGCTGCGCTATCTCTGCAAAGTCAGGTGCAACCATGCCAAATAAAGTTTTCCAGTTGCCATGCGCAGCTTTCATTAGGTTTTGTATTGTCAACCAACGCTGCACAATTCTTTCATAAGCATCTTCTAATGCGTCAGGCTTCAGCATATCGCAGTTATCAGGTGTGCATAGGTTGTAGCCCTCACCTGTAACAAACAACAAGGCCGGCACTAGGCCGGTGCCTTTCCAATACACGGCCTGCTGAGCTACCTGATTCCAGGTAGGTTCAGTCTTTGGTTTAGGTATACGCCAGGTTCTAGTGCCATCTTTTTTTAAGGGGTTAGCCATTGGCAAGCTGCACTTTAGGTCAATCTGCCTTGTGTCATCCGCATAGTCCAAGAACATAATGGTTGGTATGTCTAGCCTGTCATCTTTAAAAACCCGCTGGTATTCACCAACAAGTTCTACATTCTTACCAAAGTATTCTTCGGTGCCTTTGACTGCGTGGCCTATCATCTCTGGGATTACTTCTTTGCAAGCTTCAAAGACTTCCATGTCCTTGCCGCCATCCCAAGTGATAGGTTTGTACTGCATATACTCTGTCATTGCATGCCTTACGGCCTCGCCTAGCGTCATGCCTTCTTGCGGCCCTCTAACCGGCGAGTAATCATGTAGCCCAAAGTAATGGTCGCAGCCCTGCTGTACTATCTGCCCTGCCCTTGGCTTGGCTGACATAGGGAACTGCATTTTATATTCTTTGCGGATGTATAGTTTGAACAGGTTTTCATAAGTGGATTGCGTACCACCTGATGCGCTGTTGTGATAACAGCCAAACTCTTTCCGATAGTCTGGTATTTCGTATTCCATTTGACCCTCCATGTGAGAGGCAGCGGCAGTCGGAATCCCGCCACCTCTCAACTCTGTTTTAACAACCCATTGCCAACCTGTCAACACTGATATATGGTGTTTTTATGTATTTACAGGATTACATTAAAGAACAAGGGCTTAGCATAAGACGGTTCGCCAAGAAGTCTGGCTTGTCTGTCTCTGCTGTGTCACGCATACTATCTAACCAGCGTTTCCCTACGCCTGAAACCATGCGGCGTATTTCTTTAGCAACAGATGGAAAGGTAAAAGCTAATGACTTCTACGAACAACACCACTCCCAGCGACTACGTTAATTGTCCTGACTGTGGAGGTGCCGGCGAGTATGAGGTTGAGGTCGAGGTAATTGACCACTCCAACGGCGGCTTTATCAAGGGTATCATGCAGACTTGTGAGTTCTGTGACGGTGACGGTGAGGTGCATGAAGAAGATGCAGCCGAGTTTCTCATCCATGTGGAGTTTGAACATTGACCAATCCGTTTCTTCTGCCAGAAGGTAACGTGCAAATTAGTTTTTCTGGGGGCAGAACGTCAGCTTATATGCTGTATAAAATATTGGAAGCTAACGATGGGCTGCCTGACAGCGCGGTTGTTGCGTTCCAAAACACTGGCAGAGAAATGCCGCAGACCTTGGATTTTGTGCAAGAGGTTTCTGAAAAATGGAACGTGCCTATAGTGTGGCTTGAGTATGACATAGTAGGCGATAACAAAAACTACTTTAAGATTGTAAATCATAACAGTTGCAGCCGTAACGGTGAACCATTTGACAAGCTGATTGACAAGTACGGCAGGCTGCCTAACGCAAGGTTTCGTTTTTGCACTGGTGTGTTGAAAATGCAAACAGGTCAGAAGTATTTGAAGTCATTGGGTTGGAAGCGATGGAAAAACGCTGTTGGTATTAGGGCGGATGAACCCCGCCGCCTTAACAAAAAAGAGGATGGCAATGTAGAATTGTTTTATCCATTAGGTGATGCTGGCAAGACCAAGCGCGATGTCGAGGATTTCTGGATGCAGCAACCTTTTGATTTAAGACTACCTATGCACAATGGTAAAACCATGAAGGGCAACTGTGATTTCTGTTTTCTCAAAAGCGAGGCAACTCTTGCTATGATGGCGCGGGAACACCCAGAGTTAGCGCAATGGTGGATTGATGCAGAGAAAAGATTAGACAATCGCTTTGAACGCAAGAGAGATATGGCTAGTTTAGTTGAGTTTGTTGAGCGTCAACAGGATTGGGTGTTTGATGAGACAGATTACTTTTGCCAAGCTGATGGCGGGGAGTGTACAGGATGACAAACAGTCGTAATAAAGGTGCCAGCTTTGAAAGAGAATGTGCCACTAAAATCAACCAGTGGATTCAAGAGTTCACGGGCTATGACATTGAGGTGAAGCGGGATTTGGAACAGTATAGGGCTAGTGACCACGGTGACTTGATTGGTTTTCCAGGATGGACAATCGAGTGTAAGCGATACAACAGCCATGGTTCTATTTACTATAAGCGGGAATGGTGGGAACAGGTAGTTACCGCTGCGTTAGCAACTGGCACCCAACCTGTTCTTATTTACAAATATGACCGGCAGCCTGTGGTCTGTGTTATCTATCTGTCGAGTGTGAGCCCTGATTATGCCGGCAAAGACGCCACCATGATTGTGCCTTTCTCTACATGGCTAATGATAGCGGCTGACTCATTGTGTGATTAGGGCCATAAAACTCCTCTGGCATCTTATTGCCTTTGGCTAGGTTTTCTTCTGCCGTAATGATTTGTAGATTCCAAGGTACGTTTAGGCCGCAGATTGTTTTACCCCTTAGTGGGTAGTAGTGGTCAACGTGATACTGTATCCCTGTTTCTTTCGTTAACCTTGCAGACTCGTTATAAATGTGAGTAAAATGTTCGCTAGTTAAGTTTTTCAATGTCTGTCTACGCCTCATTGCGCGACTAAGCGTGGAACGTTGTTTTACAACGTCTGGGTTTCGCCGCCTGTATTCTTCTGCTATTTCTTTGCGTCTTTCTCTATTATTTTTTGCCCATAAAGAAGCCCTTTGCACCGCTTTCTTTGCGTTAGTTTTTCTGTACTCACTTTGTTGCTTGTCTCTATGTTCTTTTGTTGAGCGATAAGCATACTTGTTGCAACATTCTTTCCAAGGGGATTTTTCTCTGTTGCACATAACGCAGTCTGAACTTGATACGAACCTACTAGCAACATGATTGCGCTTGCAGGGCTGCCCCGTGAAATAAGTTTTTTGCCCAGTTAATATTGCTTGCTTTCTTGTTATTAGATATTGCTGCAGATGTTCCGGCACCTTTATTTTTTTGGGTCTTTCCCTATCACCCCAATATCTTAAATAAAAACACTCGACACAATCGCCGCTATTAGTGCGCCTTTCATCAATATGCCCACGCTTGCATGGTTCCCCTGTAAAGTAGCGCGACAGCCCTTTCTCTTTTGCTTCTTTGCGTGTGATTATCTGCATGTGAAACCCTCCTTTTCAATGCTTTATAAGTTTGTGGTTGACAGGTTTTTGGATTTTTATATAATCCGCATTAGCGGTGTTAAGCATAACAAGTTAAGCATTACTTGTTTTGCAACCCAAGAACCTATTGCAAAAAGAAAAGGGTGCCAAACTTGTTAAGCATAACTTGTTAAGCATAGCACCCATTTCTCTTTTATTTATTTCTCCTCAAGTTCGATTGTTTCCAAGGCCATTTTCAAGACCTTGGGTATGCTTGTTTCGCCTAGTTCATAGGCTTGAATGGTTCTACGCGACAGACCTAGCCTTTCAGCAAATGATTGCTGCGTATAGCCAAGAAACTCGCGCCTTTCTCTCAGTTCTTGCGGTGTCAATGGCTAGTCCTCCAAGCCCATAGGTTTTTTATCAAGCCATAAGGCTTCGGATGCGTCCATGATGTTGCCAATGCCCCATGAGTCTAGGCTTTCTCCATGTATGTTTTGAACGATACCAACTTGGCGCCTTGCTTCTTCGATTGTCTCGCACAATTGCCAGTCATCTTGATAGCTAGTTTGCTCTGCTATGTTGGTGGTGAATTTTACGCGGTGGAATACTAGGTACATTTTAAACCCCTTTCTCTACTGTTATGCCTGTTGGCAGTGTCACACCATCAAGAACCGTCTTGATGATGTTTAGATGCTGGTCGCTGATGCCTGTTAGGTCTAGGCCAGCCTGCAACCATTTTTTGTGAATCTTTCTCCGCTTTGCCATGGTGCAATCCCGCAAATAGTGGCGGTATCCATAAGCCCAGAAATAGGCTAATCCAAGGTAGTTTTCAGAGCCGACGAAGGTTTTGTCTAGCTTGAAAATCTTTTCAAAAGCTTCAAAAGTTATTTCTCTGCTATCGAAGTCTATTATTGCATTACTTGCCATTGTCTATTTCTCCAATTCAATGTCGTGATATGTTGCATAGCCTATCAAGGCATACATGGCTTTTTCGTCTATCATTCCATCACAAACCCACATTGTCGGCTTGCCTTTCTCTGATAGTGACAGCTTGCAAACGTAGTCAATGCTGCTGTCGTTGTCGGTCATTATGTCCAAGACCTTACCAGTCCAATGCGCGGTAAATGGTTCTTGGCTTGTTGCGACTGCCCCGCCTAGCACACTGCCGATAAAGCTGCTGGTAAATGCAAAGGCGCTTAGCCCGTCCACGTTTTTCATTGTTTAGCCCTCCATAGGTTTAATAGCGATTTAAAGGCCACTGACAGCCCTTTGGCCGTCAATGGTATTGGTTGTTGCCTTTGTTTTACTTGCTGCGTCTTGCGCCATAAACAGCCAGCCCCATGCCAGCTATTAGCAGGCATATCTGCAAGGCAAATGCTGCGTCTGACATTTGGTTGTGTGGTGGGTCTTGCATGCTTGATGCAAATAAGACCATGAAAAGGCCAAGGCCTATTATTAGCTTGTTAGCCATTGTCTATGCCTCCACTGATAATTTCTTGAACGTGCTGCAGGCCTTATCAAATCCCACAAGGTCTATTGATTGCTTGAAATGCTTGCGGGTTATGTTGCGGCCTGTCTTGGTGTCTTTTAACTGGATGCAATAATTTTTGGTGATGGTCTTATCTGTTAGGATAAGCCAACCCTTGTAGTAATCTGCTTCAAAAGCTTCTGATTGCATGAACATTGTTAGCCTCCCTGCTTTATCAAAGCGCCGTCAACCATCAACAAAAGGTCTTTCCAGTTTGATGGCCAATCTTTGCGCGGTGTTGTAATCTTTAGCATCCAATCACTGTTGGCCTCGCGTTCTGCTTTTAAGTAATGCACACCTTCGACAAGTTCCGGCTGTTCTGCTTCTGGTTCTTCTTCGTGTTCACCAGCGTCCCACTCGTTGTTGATAAAGTCGCTGATAACTTCCTCGCCTACGATGTAGGCATACATATTCACAACACGTTCTGGGCAAGATAAGTCTGTTAAGACTTCGCCAAAATTGTCTTGTTCATAGTCTTTTATTAGGCCAATGATGTGGAAAGCTTCGCTGCCCATCCATTGAGTTGCTTGATATGTGCCGATGATAAAATAGTCTGTGTTATAGACTTCGTGATGCAACTCGCCATCATTAACTAACTTGTTCACATAATCGGCAAAGTCTGCGCCTTGATGGTTTTTTGTTTCGTCCAACCAATCGGTCAAGACTTCTTTTATATCATTGTATTTGTATTGCATGGTTTAACCCTCCAAGGTTTTGTTGTGCTGTTACGCGTTAATGGCTGCGGTAAAGTTTGGCTTGGTTGATAGGTCAACCTTGGCAATGCGCCAATCTCTGACATGTTCAACCATGCCGTCATTAGCCTTT